ATACATGAGAAGTCCTAGTGCAGCAGATAGTTGGCACAGCCGAAAAGGTTTTACAGGTGCTCCAAAAGCCTGTGAGGCATTTGTCCACGATAAAGAAAAAGGACAAGTAGCAAGATTAACACATTATTTTTAGGGTATATAAAGGGTATTTATTACCCTTAAATATAAATAACAATATAAAGAAAAAGATAAATATTAAGTTATTTAACAAAAACTTGTAAAAAAGTTTGGTAGTTTAAAAATTTATTGTATCTTTGCACAGAAAACAAACAACTAACTAAAATTTTATATTATGAATTATGACCAATGGAAACTAAGCAATCCTATAGATGACGGACACTACTACGACATGGTAAGCAACTGCTGTGGAGCTAGAGTGTGTGATGAAACAGATGTATGTTCTGACTGTAAAGAACATTGTGAGTGTATAGAGGACTACGAGTACGAAGCACTACAAAGAGAAAGCTATTTAGAAATGATGGCAGATGCAGAAAGAGATGAAAGATAAAACAAACTAATAACCTTAAATGTTTAATTATGCAAAAAACACAAACTAGTGATATTCTACAACACTTAAAAGATGGTAGAGAACTTACACAAAAACAAGCTATAAATGAATATGGTGCTTACAGATTGTCTAGTATTATATATAGTCTTAGAAGGCAAGGACATGATATTGTGTCTATACCAAAAAAAGTAAAAACTAGATACAAAACAAAAAATGGTAGAAATAGAACAACAACTATATCTAGTTATGTTTTGAATGAGAAAAAAAAGAGCTTTGACTTTAGGCTCAAAAACTTTATAGAGTCAATAATAAACTAATTATTAATTAAAAATCAAATTAAATTATGGAAAAAGTAGAAAACAATTCAGTAAAAGAAACCAAAGAAGAAACATTAAAAAGATTGTTTATAGAAAATGGTTTAGTAAAAGAAGATGTATATAAAGACAAAAGAGGTTTTGTTATCATAACAAGAACCGGTATAGACAAGATTGTAAGCAAGAAAAATATTGTAGTTGCTTATGAGCCTGTGATTATGCAAAAAGATTGGGTAGTAATGAGAGCAACAGCTACTATGACTACTAACAATAAAATATATATCAAAGGAAAACCACAACAAGAAGTAAGAAATGTTATGAGTTTCGGAGAGGCTTCAGAAGATAATCTTATGGGTGGAGGTAAAAAGTTTCCTGTAGCTATGGCAGAAAAGAGAGCTATGTCAAGAGTAGTTCTAAAAATAGCAGGATTCTATGAGCAAGGAGTGTTTGGTCAGGATGAGATTGTAGATGACTAGACAAGAGCATGATTGGATGGATGAGGTTCTTGATGGTAAACCATTAAAAGCAGAGCTTTGGAAACTTGGTTACATTGAGAGTCTCTTACCATACACTTGCATTTGTGATTATGAGAAAGAAGATATATACAAAAAATTATCTCTTCTTACAGATGTTGAAGCTGATGAATTGATTCCTTATCTAAAAGAGAATCAAGACTTTATAGACCCAAAAGATCAATATAACAAGATGGTCAAAGACGGAATGTTTAATATAAATTTAAAAAAATGAAAAACGATTATAATAAAGTAAAAAGTTCTAGGAATGAACTAGAAGCTATTCTTAGAATTAGAGGTATATCCAAACTACAATTTGGTAGAATACTTAACATAAAAGGCTCTACAATAGACAAATATATTGATTGTCCATATATGATAAGATATTATCATATGTTAAGATTAGCTAAGTTTTTAAATGTTGATGTTAAAGATATCATAGACATTATTGAAGTTGATTTAAAAGATAACTTTGACGTAGATGGTGAACAAGATTATGTAGAAATAGATTACTTAACAAAGAATAAAAATGGACAAGTATAAGATAGAGTTCACAAGAGAAAGAGATGAAAAGATAAAAGCAGAGATTTGCAAAAGATATGACCTGCCTTGGTCTACTATTGAAGGCAAAAGTAGAGTTAGAAAGGTTGTAGATGCTAGAAGATTATATAGTGGTTTGTTAAGAAATATTTTTAAGCTTACTTATCACGACATAGCTTTTATACTTAAAAAAAATCATGCAACAATAATACATAACATTCAGCAACATGATGTGTTTGTAAAGATTTTAAAATCTTATAAAAACAATTATGAAGATATAGAAAGAATACTTATGCTAGATGCAAACTTTTATGTGCATGAGGTAAAATCAGTAGAAAGAAAAATGGAAGAGCTTTCTAAAAGATTGAACGAGTTGATAGAAATGAAAAATAATTATAAATTAAAATTACAAAAATATGTCAGATAAAAATTATGTAGCAAGTAGTATAAAAAAAGTTACTACGCAATATGGAGAATTATTTAATGCAAGTTTTAAAGTAGAAGATTTGCAAAAAATATCTAAAAGAGGTTGGGTAAATATCACGATAGCAGAAAGGAGAGAGCCATCTGAAAAGGGTGCAACTCATTATGCTTACGAGAATACCTATGAGCCACCAAAAGAAACAACAGCAGACAAATCAAATGATGATGATTTGCCCTTTTAATTAGTACAGGTTGGGGGGTTCGGTGTCTACTTGTAGGGTTAAAAATACCCTTAATTGAGGAGTTCCGTTTGAGGATAAACCTCATACTTGGCAGGACAGGGTAAAATATCCCCCCTTCCTTTTTTATTAACTTAAATTGTTTATATGAAAACTTATATACCATTAAATATTATAAACGCAGATTTGGATAAAAAAACTTTAAGAGAAAGACTAGACAAAGCAACACGAGAGAAAAACAGATTAGAAAAATATAATCACGATTTAAAGCTTCAAGTCCTAAATTTGCTAGAAAAAATAAATAATATTAAAAAAACTACTAAATAATTTTGTAGTCTTAAATATTATTCGTATCTTTGTATGCAAATCAAAGGGTTAGCTAACCCTTTACACTAACTATTTACTAACTAAAAGAAAACGCTTATGACTAGAAAAAATTTACTTATTGATATTTTGTCGGTTCAAACCACAAGTGGTAACGAGTTTGACATGATTTCTTACATTCACAAGTTCTGCAAAACAAATGTTCCTGCGGCAACTATCAAAATCAAAGACAACAACATATACATTACCAAAGGTAAAACCAATCACTATCCTTGTATTGTAGCACACACAGACACAGTACACGACATACACAAAAGTTTCAAGGTGTATGACGACAATGGTTGTTTGTTTGCTTTCAATTCAGACACAGGCACACAGGTAGGTGTGGGTGGTGATGACAAGGTGGGTATATGGCTAGCACTAGAGATGCTTGTTATGTTTGACAATATCAAGTGTGCTTTTTTTCATTCAGAAGAGGTGGGATGTATTGGTAGTCGTGCTGCAGATATGTCTTTCTTCAAAGATGTGGGCTATTGTTTTCAGGGCGACAGACGAGGTAACTCAGACTTTGTAAACAGTATATCAGGCAAACTATTCAGCAAAAGGTTCAGCAAAAAAATCAACCCTATCATTTCCAAGTTTGGGTATGCACAGACATCAGGTGCTATTACAGACGTTGGTCAGCTTGCAGAGAATGGTGTAGGTGTTTGTGTTGCAAACATGAGTTGTGGTTACTATGCACCACATTCAGATGCAGAGGTTGTCAGGTTTGATGACGCTAACAACTGTCTCAATATGCTTATGTGTCTAGTTCAAGAGCTAGGCTGCAACAGGTATGATTATGCTTACAGTCCTACGTATTCTTATCGTAATACTAGCAAGTGGGGAGACTGGTATGGTGCAGATAGAGACTATTGGTATGATGATGAAGTAGAGGTTGTAACAGATGCAGCAGGAGAAGAAATGTGTTATTATTGCAATAACAGAAATCTACAAGAGAGTTCTTTCAAAGGTTATAAGTTTTGTCCTGATTGTGAAAGCGATATAGTTTCTTGTGAGGACACAATAAATGAAGAGAAAGAAAAGTTAGATTATGCTGATTGGAAACAATATAATGAATCTTTTGACGAGTATGAAGACTTATCAGACAATTATGATGACTCAATAGACCATAGAGCATTAGTAAACAAATATTTAACTAAAAATAATAAATAATTATGGACGATATAAATTTTATGAAAATGTTTCTTAAATTAGGAACCCTTACAAATCAAGACGAAAAAGAATCTTTAGCGTTTCAAGAGAGAATTGTTTTTGCAACAAAGGGTATAATAAAGCCTAGCGATTGGGATAGCTTACCCTTTGAAACAAAAAAAGAAAGAATGGATAAACTATTAAAAGAAATATAATTATGGCAAAAAGATTTACAGATACAGATAAATGGAAAAAAGGTTTTATTAGAAACCTGCCTGCAAAATATAAACTGTTATGGTTATATATACTAGACGACTGTAATCATGCAGGAATATGGGACACAGATTTTGAGGTTGCATCAATAAGGATTGGTAGTAAAATAAACCCTGTAGAAGCTGCTAAGATATTTGAAAGTCAAATAAAAATATTTGATGAAGGTAATAAGTGGTTTATACCAAAGTTTATAGATTTTCAATATGGTACATTAAACGAGAACTCACGACCTCATCAGGCTGTTATTAAGCTTCTTGATAAGCATAACGTATATAACGTAGAAGGTATTAGCCCTGTAGACGTTGCAGGCTTAAATGGAGAGATTAGTAAGACTGTTAAGTTCAAAAGATTTGTAAAGCCAACACTAAATGATTTAGAATTATATTGTGTTGAAAGACAAAATAAGGTTGATATACAAAAGTTTTTTGATCATTATGAAAGTAATGGTTGGAAGGTTGGTAAGAACCCAATGAAAGATTGGAGGGCAGCTATAAGAACTTGGGAGAAAAATACTTTTGAAACTGCTAGCAATAAGAAAACAAGTAAGTTAGAATCACAAATATCTTCATGGCAAAAAGCAAGAGAGATAATAAGCAAGAAACAATGAAGTATATAAAACAAGAAGATAGACAAGAGCTTAGTTTAAAGTGTGTTGATTTAGTTAGTAAGACCTTTGTAGAATTAGGTCAAACGAAGAGTGAGCAGGATATTGTTATCCTGTCTCAATCTCTTTGTGATGATTTATATACAGACTTTAAAAACTTAATGTTTGAAGATATAGAAATGGCATTTAGAAAGGGTGTCAGAAATACTGAATTATTTGTTTTAAATGTCAAAACATATTATACTTGGATAAAGAGTTGGAGAGCTGTAATATGGGAAGCAAGATGTAAGGTAGAAAATCAAGGTGAAGACCCCAAAAAAACATTTGGATATAGACCTGAACCAAAATTATTAACAAACAAAACTTAAAAAAATGGAATATGTAAACGCCCTTGAACCACTTTTATGTATAACTTTGTCTATATGTTTAGGCGTAATGCTAGGTGCTTTAGTAGTATTACATCAAAACAAAAAAGAAATAGAAGATTTAGGGAGTGAGCTAGACAAGTTTAGAGAGTTGTATTTTGAATTGCTAAATGCTTTAAGTAAGAGAAAGTAAATGGATAAAACAGAAGATAAAAGAATACCATATTACTACATAGGTAACAATGGTTATGAAGCAAGAAAGGTTGTTTCAGGTTTTGACCTAACATATAATTTAGGTACTGCTGTAACATATTTGTTAAGAGCATATAAAAAACATCCACAACCTACACAATGTATTAAAAAAGCTATAGCACACTTGGAGTTTGAATTAGAGAGGATAGAAGAAAAAAATGGGCAAACCAATATACAGAGTATTAGTAGACTTTAAATATAGACGTAAAGGTGCTGTCAGGGCTTATAGGAATGGCAAGATAGACACTTTTGTGTTGTCTAATGATATAGAACAGATAAAAAAAGACAAGACCTTACAAGACAGGATTAGAATGAAAGTAAAGTCTAAAGAACAAATAGAAATTAAATACTCAAATATATTTGTTGAAGGTCAATATGGTGAAACAATTTAACATTACAATATGAAAACAATACTAATTATTATTTTAATTTTATACTGCATATTTTTAAATTTACGGATAAAAGATATAGAAACAGAGCTTTCTTACTTGTCATTAGATTATGATGAGCTTGAAGCAAAGTTGTATACAAAAATGATGAGCATGAGAAAAGAAATAAAGGATTCAATTAAAATAAAAACAGTTGCGAAACGGAGAGGAGGAGGTACAAAAAAGCGTAGTAAATTATCTTAAATACAAATACCCTAAGATAAGATATTGTGCGTCTCTAGGAGGTATAAGAACCTCTTACAAACAAGCTGTAAAGGCTAAAGCTACAGGTTATGTAAAAGGCTTTCCTGATTTACAGATTTGTGTACCAATGGAAAGGGGGGGTACTAAGGGGGGGGTATACCATGGGCTTTTTCTTGAAATAAAAAAGGACAAAAAATCTTACCCAACAAAAGAACAAAAAGAATGGGTAGACTATTTGAATGAACAAGGTTATTGTGCAAGAGTTGTAAAGGGTATAGATGAAGCAATAGAAACAATAGATAATTATTTTAACAAAACAATATGAGCATAAATATATACGACAGAAAAGATATGCGTGGTGGTGGTTACGCAAAAAGAAAATTTACTTATGAAGAAGCACAACTCATTAGAAATCAATACGATACAGGTAAGTACACGCAAGAAGCTTTAGCTAAAAAGTATAAGGTTAGTCAGTCAATAATAAACAAAATACTAAGACGTAAAACATACGTTAAAGTTTAATAGATTAAAAAACAAAGTTACTTAATAATATAAGATGATCAAAATCAAAAACCCTGTGAAACTGCTAGAGCCTTATAAAGGGTTAATGTTTTATTTATAAAGCAAATCAATATTATATCACAAAATATTATATTTTATTTTTATTTTTTATTTTTTTTATTTCTAAAAATTTTTTTACAAAATAATTTTTCTAAAAATATTTTTTTGAAAATCACAGAAACTGCCTGAAACTGCTAAGGCTGTGAAACTGCTAAGTCTGTTGTATAAGGGGTGTTTTATATGAGATACAAAATTACAAAATAAAAAAAACATATACAAATTTTTTATATAAAAGTTATAAACAATTTATGTGTTAATAAATTATATATAAATTATTTAATATTTATATATAAATTATTTTGATATATAGATTTTTTAATTATCTTTGCTCAAGTTATTAATCAAAAAAAAATATTATGTTATATTACAAAGTTACAAGTCGCACAACTAGAAAAAGTTTAATTTTAAACGAGTCCGAAATGGTGCAATTCTTTTGCAAAAATAATTTTAGAGATTACGCAACGGAAAAAACACTTAGCCCAAAAGATAAGCAAATAAATGATTTTATTAATACTATTGCAATCAGTTTTTTTAGCGTTGCAATAGTCGTTTTAATATCAAATATTATTACAAAATTTATATTTTAATTTATTAATCAAACTAACTTAAAAAATGGAAGCACAAAACACAATTTTAAAAACTATTAATTACCTAGATATTTTCGCCACTAGAAGCGAAAATTTTAAAGATTTTAAATATTTAGGAGTTAGTCAAGTAGACCCTCTAAAAGTCTCTTATATTAAGCAAGAAAAGATAAACAGCTTAAAAGAGTATGCAAACGTAAATATTAAAGGAACGGCAGAACAAAGAAAAAAATATTTCACTAGAACCTCAATTAATAAACTTCTTTCTAGTATGTTTAAAGACCAAACAGTTAAAATAGAGAGAATTAGTCAAGATATAGACAAACAACTCAGAAAAGATTTTATTTTAAACGATGATTTATTTTTTGAGAATGATTTAAAAAAGTTTTATTCGCAAGAATTAGAAAAATATATTTATGTTTCTACAGGTTCATGTATGGACAAAAAGCCCTCTAATTATTTTGAGATTTACGAAAATTTTATAAATGTAAATACAAAAATTGTAGGTCTTAAAGTTGGAAAAGTCGTAATAGCTAGAGCAATTCTCTGGATAAAGACAGACAAAGAAACAAAGCAAAAAAAATATTATTTAGATAGAATTTATATTTCTAAAGATTTTGAAAACTCGCATAAAGCGTATTTACAAAGTAAACTATATAATAAAGTAAAAAGAGCTTTAAAATTAGATAGCTTAGATTGTTATTCATACACACATATTAAGCAATATCTAAAAGACACTTTAAAAGCTGGGCAAATAGACAATGCAAGCAAAGAATATTTAAAAAGCAAATCTTATCCAACTTTTACAGTTCAAATAAGTATTGACACATTTAACGGATTAGATTATTATCCATACTTAGACACATTTCGATTCGGGGAAGAGCTAAAAAATAATTTTTGTTTTGATTCGGACGAAGACAAAAGAGAGATAATTTTAGAATCAACATCTGGAGACTATACAAGAGGAGATACATATATTTGTGATTGTTGTGGAGATAGATATGACCAAGATACTATTCATTATTCTGAACTAGAAGAGGAAGAGCTGTGCGACGATTGCTGTACCTATATTGAGGAAAGAGGAGAGAGCTGTAGAACCGAAAACGCAGTTTACAACAGTTATTCAGGCGAATATCATTACAACGGAGATTTGGACATATAAACAACTCATTAAACAAATATACCTATGAATAAAATAATAATAAAAGATTTAATAAAATATTTAGATAATATTTATTATCTAATTATACAAAACAACAAAGAAAGCAAAGAAATTAAAAAAATACTTTCTTTAGTTGATGAACTTCAAAACAAAATTGAAGATTTAAAATAATTACTAACTTAACTACACGCCTATGAAAAACAGATTTTAACAACTTTAATAAAATACCCTTTAACGATTTTACAATTACAATAATTGCAATATTATTAATTTTTTTAGGGTGCTAATTAAAGAAAAAGGTGTTGATCAAAACAAAAATGATTGTTGATCAATGCAAAAAAAATTAGCAGATAGTAAAATAATTTATTTAAAAACCTTTTTATTATCTGCTTTTTTTGTTTTTTTATGCAAGTTTTAAATCAAAAACTTATCAACAAACAAAAAAAAAGTTTGATTTTTATTTAAAAAAAACATTTTGCAAAAAAAAACTAGATTTTATTAAAAAAAAGGTTAAAAAGTGCAAAAAACAAAATTCCGTAATATTGAATATATATATTCCTTAACCATTTCTACATACACAGGCTAAATTCTAATTCAATTTCATAATTTGTATGTTATTTTAGGAGGTATTAGTTGTATAGTTAGTTTGCCTAATCTAAACTTAAACATATTGTATGATTTTATTATAAGGTTATCAAATATGCTAGTTGCGATATGAGCAACAGCGTATTCTATAAGAAGTCAAAGGTATGATATTTAAAATATATTTTCAAGAAGTTTTTGGAAGTGAGAATATAATATAAATGGAAACAAATTCAATTTCATAACAGTTATCAAGATGTGGTAGTTAGTAAAATTTCTTGAAATTGCGTAGATATAGGAATATAATTTTATTTATTTGTAAAAAAATATAAATTATGCCTTATCATCCTAATCCTGACATAAACAATAATCAAGCACCAATATATGATGCTAGCTTATCTTATGAGAATCATGGAAAGTGTTTTAATAGTGTTATTTTATCAGGAAGATATGGTTTTGAACCTATACGAACATTTCGTGCAGGTGTTGCTGAGACTCCTCATCATGGTTGGAAAGTTGTTTTCTTGCAAAAAAGTACAGTTACTTTTCTTGAAGCAAACAATATAGATGACGCATATACAAATCAAATAAATACCAATCAGGGAGGTGTTATTTTTGATGCAGGCATAGAAATTATGGCTGACATAAAAAGAATAGAAATATCACAAGGTTTGTGTATAATTTATATGAATTGCCAACAATCATAAAAAAATAAAAATATGCCTTGTAAAGAATGTGAAAATGGAAAATACAAATTTGGAGAAAATGGAGAGTGTCAGTATGATACCCTAGAGGACTGCGAGATGGCTAATACCGAAAAATATTTAGAAGAAACTTTAAAACCAAAAACTAAAGAAATCGTACACGACCATGAATATCATTTTACAGATGATGATATGGAAGAATTACACGCCACAGGAGAGCTTTATGTTACAGTAGAAACTGAAGATGGTAAAAAAATGATTTTATTTTTTAGCTATCATCCTGAAGGTCATGATGACGAAGAAAAGAAAGACTTAGAAATAGAAGATGAGCATAAGAAGAAAAGATATAATGAGCTAACAAACTCTATGCTAGATGAAGAGTTAGATTCTTATATTGATAAGCTTACTGACTCTTTAAAAAAATTATAGTATGGCAGAAACTTACAACGATTATCCAAAAGGTGCTACCAATAATGCTAAAAGAGCAATTAAGTACAAAGAAGAAAATGGTAGTAAGTGTGGTACTCAGGTTGGGTGGTCAAGAGCTCGTCAGTTAGCAAACAGAGAATCTTTAACTAGAAGAACTATTGCTCGTATGGCTAGTTTTAAAAGACACCAACAACACAAAGACGTTCCATATACAGAGGGATGTGGAGGTTTAATGTGGGATGCTTGGGGTGGAGATGCAGGTGTCAATTGGGCTATAAGAAAATTAGAGCAAATAGACAAAAAAAATTCTTTTAAAAACGAAGAGAAAAAGAAAAAGATAGAAATATCTAAAAAGATGGAAAAGGCTTTAAATAATAAAATGGTAAAACACAATGAAGATGTTAAAGACCTAAAAAAAGATTGGAACCCAAAAGTTACAATGGCTAAATTGAGAAAGTGTTTTATAAGAGGTGTAGGAGCATACTATACAAACCCTGAGAGTGTAAGAGAAAATGTAACAGGCCCTGATCAATGGGCACTTGCTCGCTGCAATTCTTTTCTTTATGCTTTGAAAAATGGTAGATATAGAAGTGGTAAGCACGACACAGACCTTTTGCCTGAAGGACATCCAATGAGGAACACAAAAAAAGAAAAAAATAATTTAGATTCTGAATTTCATAATCATATAGAAAGATTGACAGAAGCTATAAAAAAAATAAAAAATGGGTAAAGACGATAGACATAAATTAAGAGAAAGTAATTTAAAAAAACTTAACCCTTACAAAGAAACAGCACAAAAATTTTTTCCTAATGGTGGAAAGATAAATACAGAGGGCAGAAAGAAAGGTGGGAAAAACAATGTTAGTGTTACTAAAATAAGCAGAAACGCTTTAACATGGGCTTTAGAAGGTCATTCAACAAAAATAAGAATGGCTTTGGATAAGTTATACGACCAAAACCCTGAAGCTTATATTAATGCAATAACAAAATTATTGAATTATACAGTTCCAAAACTATCATCATCAGAAATAAACGACAATACTACTAAAAAAGTAAAAATAGAGTTAAATGATGATGTAAGTATAGAAGAACTAAGAGCTAAACTAGATGACCTCAACAGCTAATGATGCAGCACTAAAATTTGCACTAGAGAAAAAATTATGCGAATTATCTTTTTATGAGTTTTTTAAAAAAGCTTGGCATATCGTTGAACCTAGTATTGAGCTTTCTACTAATTGGCATCATAAATATCTATGTGATATTTTACAAGAGGAAGCAGAAAGAATAACAGCAAACAAACCAAAAACGAAAGATATAATTATAAATATACCCTTTCGTTCTACTAAGTCTCTTTTAGTAACAGTAATGTTTCCTGTATGGAGTTGGATTAGAAACCCAAAATTTAGATTTATAACAGCTTCATATTCTGCAGAACTTTCTATAGAACACTCAACTAGAAGTAGAGATATAATAAATTCAAAATGGTTTAAGGATAGATGGGGTGAAGTGTTTCACATAAAAAAAGATCAAAACCTAAAATCAAGATATGAGAATAATTTTTTGGGGGTGCGAAGGGCGACAAGTGTAGGAGGAACAGTTACAGGGCAGGGAGGAGATTTTTTGTTGGTAGATGACCCTGTATCTCCCCAAAATGCTGCATCAGAGATAGAAAGAGAAAATGCAAATGAATGGTATAGAACAACATTCTATTCAAGGTTAAATAATCCTTTAACAGGTGTCAGAATAGTTATTATGCAGAGAATACATGATAACGATTTAAGTGGCTTTTTATTGTATGGTAATGACACAAGATTAAAATATAAACATATATGTATACCTGCAGAATTATCAAATGATGTCAAACCAAAATCACTACAAGATAAATATGATAATAATGGTCTTTTTTGGACAGATAGATTTAGCAAAGATATACTAGAAGATTATAAACAAGCTTTGGGAAGCTATGGTTATGCAGGTCAGCTTATGCAAACACCTACTCCTCTAAACTCAGGAATGATAAAATCAGAATGGCTAAAGATAGATAAATATAAATTAATGGAGATTGGAGAAAAAACAACAGTTGATTTTGTGATTGACCCTGCATATACATCTAACGAAAAGAATGACCCTTCTGCACTTTTAGCATACATTTACAAAAATAATAGATGGCAAATCATTGATTGTATAAATGTACATAAGGAGTTTCCTGATTTGGTAAAATTCATACCTCAATGGGTGCAAAAGAACGGATATACAAACAGAAGTAGAATTTATGTAGAACCAAAGGCATCAGGAAAGTCTATTGTTCAAACACTACAAAAAGAAACAGGATTGAATGTAAGAGAAGATAAGCCACCATCAAAAGACAAAGTTGCAAGAGTTCAGGACATATCTGCAACTTTAGAATCAGGAAGAGTAAGTTTGTTAGCAGGAAAATGGAACGAAGAGTTTATACAACAGCTTGTAAAATTTCCTTCTGCAAAACACGATGACATGGTAGATTGTTTAGTTATGGCAATAAATAAAAATATGTGGAACAGAAGTAAAATAGTTTATTTTAATTAAAATATGCTCATTTCCAAAAACTTCTAGTTTTATACTAAAAAAAATTATAATATTGCGAAATAAATGGAAAAACTTTATGAAAATGTATAGCTTAAATAAAAAACACGCCAAACTTCTTGAAAAATACATGAAGTTTATACAAAGCGTGATTTATGAAGCTACAGAAGATTATAATTCTGATAAATTTTGTGATTATAACGAAATTTTAGCCAACATAGTCAATTACGTCAATGCTTTTAAAAAAATGGTAAAGACAAATGATAGGTTAAATGAATGGGCATATATGATACCTAATTTAATTATGTATTCTAGTATGGGGTTTTTAACAGGTATAAAAAATAAAAGAAATTGTGAGCATATTGAAAAACTAAGTGAACTTCTTTTTGAAAAGACACTAGATTTTGTAGGGGAAACTTCTGATATATTGACTGATATAAAAACAAAAGATGAAATACAAAAGAGATTACTTAAAATAAAAAGAAAAACAAATGAGCTTAACAGTTAGAATTAAAGAAATTGAGAGCAATGAATATGCAGATATTGAAATTCCAACAGATTGGAAGGATATGACTGTACAATGGTACACAGACTTGTTGCAAATAATCAAAAAACATACAAAATCTGCAGAATTAAAAGAAAACTACATAGAAGAAACATATAAAGACAATGATTATTACGAAAAAATACTGCAAGACGCAGAATTTGAGAATGAAATGTTGTTAAATCAAGATATTTTTAGCTATGTAACAGGTATGAAAAAGGAACATGTTAAAAAAACAAAAATAGAAGATGTAAATAAAGTTTTAGATGTAATAAATTATTTAACAAAAGAATATGAGCCACAAGGCATAAACAGTTTTGATTGTGAAGGTGAGACATATTATTTTCCAAAAGAATTTTTAAAAGACAATACTTTTGGAGATTTTATAGAAACAACTCAATTAGAAAAAAGTGTTGAGCAGTTTACAAATGGTAGGTTTGATGTGTTACCTCAACAAATGGCAATACTTTGTAGAAGGAATGGAGAAGAATTTGATGATGAATTGATACCTGAAAAAACAGAAAAATTTAAAAAATTAACAATGGACAAAGTATTTGAGTTCGCTTTTTTTTTGACCAATCAAAATCAAAAATTGCTGACACTTTTCAGTATGTATTCGGTGAAAAAAGGCAAAGCTTGATGGCAGTAAAGACTAAAGGGTTATTAAAAACGTATGTAGAGCCTTTTGGATGGCTTAACAGCTTATATCTTTTAGCTGAGAAGGGTGTGTTTAATACGCCAACAGAAAACCCAATAGACAGCGTTAAAAACACTAACTTATATAAAGTTTTGACGTATTTAAGTTGGGTAAGTGCAAAAAATGAGTATGAATCAAGGGTGAGTGAGAAGATTGCAAACCCAAATAAGGTAGATGCGTAAATGGCAATAATAAAATTAACAGACATTGTAGAGGTAATGAAATCTAAATGGGTTTATGGAGATAAAAAGTTTGGTTTTACAGAAGAATTTAATGATAATCATAATACTATATATCCATCTTTACTTATTTCACCTCCTGACTCGGTTTTTCCTGAAGTTGGTGTAAATAGTGGTTGGGAAGAGTATAGTTTTTTAGTATATTTTTCTGACCTATACACACGAACTGACCAACAAAACGAAACTATTGACCAAAGGTGGGAAAATTTACAAGATTTAGCAACAGAGTGGCTTGATGATTTTTTAAAACACTATCAAGCAGAAACAACAAATGCTGCTCCGATACAGGCTTTTTTGCAAGATGAGAGCTTAACATTAGAAAGAGTCAAAGAAGTTGCTAATGATCAACTGATACAAATAAGAATGTCTTTCACATGGAAGGTATTTAGTAAATGTTTCAGGCCTGTTTCAACCTCTCCAAATACTATTAGCGATTTAGTGGCGTGGTTAAGAGCAGATGCAGGCACTACATTCACTCCACCATTTAATGATGTTTCTGTATGGAAAGACCAATCAGGAAATGATAATTCTGTTAGACAGAGTACAAAAGCAAATAGACCTACAAGATTGACATATGGTGGTGCAAAAGATAAAACTAGAATAGTTTTTAGTGGTTCGCCAAAAGAATTTGTTTCTTCAAATAACTGCCCTATAACAGGTAATGACTTATCTATCTTTTATGTTGCTAAAGCAGACGCAACCACGACATTATTACAAAGAGTTGTAGGCTATAGAGAGGGTGGAGATAGATTGAATTTTGGTGTAAATTCTTCAGGAAGAGTTAATTTTAAAGCCTTAGACGATAATGGTGATGGTGAAAACTTAGTTACAAACAACTTAGAGTTAGGAACAGTAAATCATATAGCTTGTGCAAGAATAAATGATTTAACCTTTCACTTACAATATAATAATAATAGCGAGCACACAATAACAGCTACTGCTTTTAATAATTCAAATGGGTTTAACCAAGCACCTTTTAATATAGGTCATATAGATTTAGGTGCAGCAGATACTTATTTTAGAGGACATGTACAAGAAATAATAATTTATAATAGGTTTTTAAATAATAATGAAAAAGATAAAGTGGTGGACTATTTAAATAAAAAATATAAAATATATTAAGATATGAGTTATGGAATAAATGGTACAATAAGTTTTTTGTTAGACCCAAGTAATGATAGTAATAGCAGCCCTAATAGGCAAAATAATTATTATTATGCTCATTCAAGAATATTAAGTGCCAATCAACCAATAGTATATAGTATACTGTGGCAGTCAGGTCTTATAACAGAATCAGATGAGCCTTTAGCTAGTAATTATAGTAGTGGGGATGGAGATGTGATTAATGTTTTGTTTGATATTTATGCAGTTTCAAATAAACAAGATTCTGTTTTTCCTGCTGATTGGGTAAAAATTGCTACAATAAGAAAATCAAGAGACATAAAAAATATTGCTAATATTGACCCTATAGATGGTGGTGATGGTAGAATCACAAATTATGGACATAAATTTACAATAGACATTGGTGAGGTATGCAAAGATTTGGTTAGTTATTCTTTAATACCAAATGGCAAGGGAACTTGGAATCATCCAAACTATGGTGGTTTAAATGGTGGTTTAAAACAACAAGACAATTTAAATGAACCTGTTTGGAGTAATAAATTTATTCAATCATATAATGGAACATATAGAACAATTAGAGTTCAGGCTAGAACAGAAATTTTAGATTCTAGTGGTATAGTCAGAGAAGCTACTGATTCAGGTAGTTTTAAAACAAGTTATACAGGCATAACTCTTCTTAACAATGTTTTTGACCCTTATAACTTTTCTTATCTACCTGGTCAAAATTTTGGAGCTATATATGGATATTCTCAAAGTGGATGGGGAACATCAAGAACTTATGCTAGACAACATCAAAATGCAGCACCAAACTTAACTTATGAAATGCCTACGCCATCTAATAGAATAAAAATGGGTAAGGAGGTAAGAATGACAGATACCTTAGAGCAGCTTCAATGGAATCAAGACAGGACAAACAATGAAAGTATATTTAGAGTAAATTTTGATAGTGCTGCAGGAGAAACATCAGGTAACGCAAACAATACTTCTGATTTAATAGAAGATTTTTATATAGAAGTAACAGCGTTTAGTGAATCTCATACATTATTAAGAAATGGTAGATTGTTTGATTGGAATAGAAACTTGTTACCTAAAACTACAATAAATGGTGTTACAGGTGTTTGGCCAAGAACACAAAGAAAACAGTGTGCTCAAAATGTCTCACCTGTATTTATAAACACAGATATTATACATGAAAGTTCTCCTGTACAGGCTGATAGGTTGAATGGTGGAACAACATACACAAGATATAGAATAGATACAGATGGTGCTAGTAATACTCCTGCTGATGCTTTATTTTTAAATGATGAGGTTGCTTACTATAGGGTTAGAGGTGTTAGTAAAACCACCACACAAGGAAATGGAACAGGTTTTGAACAAACAAATATGTTTGAGATGAGATTTTACACCATTGACAGAGATATGCAGCCTAGCTCTAATGATGCTAACACATATGCAGGTGTTTATTATACAGAATTAAGAAGTGATGCTACAACAAATTTTATCATCAGAAGATTTTCAGGCACTATTGCTGATGATACAACATTACCTAAATATTTTAAATTACATTGGCTAGATGTAACAGGAGGAATTTCATCATATACCTGTAAAGAAAATGTAACAATAAGTTATGCAAATACAAAAGACACTATATTAAGAAAGGGTTCAAATGTTCTTCAATCAGGTGTTCCTTTTAGTAGTGGATATACCCAATATCCATATGGAACAAGCACTGTTTCTGGTTCTACACTTCCTTCGTCTACTGTTTTACCAAACCCTTACACATACCATATTGGAGATACTCTAAGAGGTAGAGACGTTCATAAAGGTGGTGTAGAGGTCTTGTCATCAAAAACTATAAAAATGGGTACTGCCACAACACAACCTTTAAATGAGGTTCAAGCAGAATGGCTAAGAACTTGTGCAACATCTCCTAATGTATGGACAGAAGAATTAATGAAATATGCTGCAAATGAAGCAAACCCAAGTATTAACTCCGTGTTTCATAAAAGGGAAGCTCAATTAAGAGCAAATGGAGGTACAATTTATGGTAGTGGCAAGCATCCAACTAACTATCAAATGTTACCTATTGTGATAACAAATTCAGAGGTCAATGTCTACGACAAACAAAAAGGTTATGTTACAATAACTTTTGAATTTATGTATTCTCATCCTGTATCAACACAAAGAAACTAAAATGAGTAAAAGTATAGAAATAGAATTATTAGAGAGCAATCTTAACACCCCTAGATATGGTATGGGTGCTAGTGGTAACATTGTAAATAATGCAGGCTTTTCTAGTAATACTGATTGGGTTTTAACACAGCCTTCAGGTTCTTCTTGTTCTCAATTGTGGTCAATCACAGGTGGTCATATTAAAAAAACAAGCACAGCAAATTGTTCTTACTTTGAACAACCTGCAAGCCTTACAGAGGGTCATAGATATATGGTTCAAGTCAGGTTTAAAAATTATAATAGAGGAGGTAGTTTTTTGTTAGCAAATCATGTTGGAACAGGAGGTAATCATACTGTTTTTAATTCAACTTTAGTTCCGTCAGGCTCGGCAGGAACAAGTTCTAGCTATAGAACATTACAATCTTTTTGGGTTCAAGGCAGTGTAAATACAAATAGACTTAGATTTTACATGAATGCAGGGGGTACTGTAGATATAGATTATTTACAAGTTTATAAAGTTGGTAGTGCAGAAGAAAATGTTCATGGCAGGTTAGATGTCACAACAACAGAAAGCTTTCCTTTAGCACTTACTTTTTCTGTAAATGACCCAACACAAATTGATGCAAGAAAAGGTGCGTTTAGTAAAACTTTTGAAATTCCTGCTACAAACAATAATAACAAAGTTTTAAAGTATTTTGGAATACCAAATTCAACTAATTTAGGAGCAAGTATATTTAATAAAATTTCTTGTAGAATTATTATTGGTGGTTTTTTCTCTATTAGGGGTTTGTTGCAAGTAAAAGAAAACACAAGAATAGACGACATGCCTATATCATATAGCTGTGTTTTTTTTGGTGATAACTTAGAATGGAGTACAGCTATTGGCACAAAATATTTAAGTGATTTAGAGCTTGCAAACTCAACAGATTTAGAGGTTAGTGCTAAAAATATTATTACTTCTTGGAATCAAGATAATGCAACTCAAACAACAGATGTTTTAACAGGAACACAATCAACAAACACATCACCTGTAGTTTATCCTGTTTCTACATATGGATATACAAATCAAAACTCTACTTTTATAAGAACATTAGCTCTAAATAGAACACAAGAAGAGGTTGATTATCTCAAAAATGGTACTGCACTATCAGGTAAAAAAAGTATTATGGGTAGTCCTAATCACTCTAAAAATTATAAAAACGCAGACCCTACAAGTGATTGGAGACCAATGGTTTGGGTTTACAATATGATACATCAAATATTTGCAGATGCAGGATATAAAATAGAATCTAATTTTATTGAGTCTGATAATTTTAAGAAACTTCTCTATGCTTCTCCAAACTTTACTTATAATAATCCAAACATTAGATACACAAACTTTAGCTTTCTTGCAAATTTTAAAAACAATACAAAAACAAACTGTTCTGCAGCAAACAATTCAACTTTAACATTTCATAATGAACAACACTCAATATTTAGAACATGGTTGGGTTCAGGAAATAGGTTTTGGGCTCCTGATGGAGACAGGGAAGCAATAAATATAGCTAGCGATAGTGTTTTAAATATGCCATGGGCTGTTACAAGAATAAAATTTGATAATGCTAGTTGTAATGCCTATCAAAGCAATGTTGGTGGTTCAGGTAGATTTCAACCTGCCACAGGAGAAATTGTAAATAACAGTTCTGTTCTGCAACAATCTACTTTAATCTCAACAGCAGGTTTAGGAACTTCTAATAATCCTTTCTATAGTGTATTTACTATTGGAGAATCAGGTTATTATACTTGTAGTACAAAAAATATCATGTATTACTATAATTTTAATTCAGGTTTTTGGACAGGCTCTGGAACCTCAACTGCTTCAAGTGTATTAAAACTATATGGTGGTTTAACTTGGCAAGTAAAAAGAACAGGAACAACAATAAATGAATGGAAAGGGTTTGGAGAGGGTGATGGTGCTGAAGATGAATTTGGCAACGTAATACCTCAACAAGAGCTTACACCTACAAATGGTATTCGTAGAAGTGTGTCTTCTTATTCTTTTGGAGACACTTTAGAAGAGCATCAAGTACAAGGATATCTACAAAAAGGAGACCAATTAAGGGTTTGTTTTATGTATTGGAACCCAAGAAGAAGAGCAGACCAAACAGGTGGTAATGTAACTGATGGTAGCCATATGATACAGTATGGAGTTACATCAGGACAAACAACAACTATAAATTATAATTTAGAATTAATCGGTGGTAAATACAACAATTTTGGTAATGGTAATGGTGTTGTTGGTATTGAATTAATAAAGCCTGATGAAGTAGAATATATGTCTACTTACAATTTACAAGACATATTACCAAATGATCAAAAACAATTAGATTTTGTTAAAGGTTTAGCACATTCATTTAACTTGCAGTTTTCTACAGATAACGCTTCAAGAACAGTAAATATAGAGCCATATAATGACTTTTATTTACCACCTAGTCAAGCTGTTGATTGGACAGAAAAATTAGACAGGTCTAAAGAAATGGTTACAAGTTTTTTAGAAACTAATTTAACTAGAAGATTGGTTTTTAAATATAAAGAAGACTCTAAGGATAGAAGAGTAAAATGGATGGGTGAAAATTATTTTGAAAACATACCTGATATGTACCCTCGTATTATAGACTTAGGAGATAGCTTTCCTGTCGGAGAAACAGTTTTTCAAAATCCTTTTTTTTCATCAACTTATGAATCACAAAACCCATATTTAGTTTCAGAGCCGCCATATACAAGTCGGTCTTCTGACCCTAGTGCAAATTTTTATTCTGCTGCTTTATGGGAAAAATTATATCCTGTAAAGGCAGATGCAAAAGGTAAAGAGTTTCAACCTCGTTTACTTTATTACAACAAAGTGCAAAATTTATCTAGCAGCACAACACATACCAACCCACCATATGATTGGGGTTTTTCAAGTATATGGGATAGCAATGTTGCTGAAAGACCTGCAAATTCTGCAGCAAATGTTATGGTTCCTGATGTTACTTTTTTTACAACAGGAGGTTTTAATACTGCATATGGTACAGGATGGACAGGTAATATATGTAGTGCTGTATTTATAAATAGATATGAGTTTACAAATCAGTTTGGTCTTTGTTATGGTGATTATTGGGCAAAAGATTATGACCCTGCTACAAACAGCTACAATGCAGTAGGAAACCAAAGAGGTCTTGGTTTGTATTCAAGATTTTATGCTTCTATGATTTCTGATTTGGCTGCTAATCCAAAAAAAACAATAGCATTTTTTGATTTAAAAATTACAGATATAACAGAATTAAGTTTTAGAAAGCTTGTATATATTGATGGTGTGTACTATAGACTAATAAAAGTTATAGATTATAAGCCGCACTTAAATGAAACAACAAAAGTAGAATTACAACAAATGAGTTTTGGAGAAGGAGAACAAGCACCAAATATAGTATTTATTAATGAAAACACAAGTGGTAGTGGTAGCAACACAGGAGGTGGTGCATATGACCCTCGTAGTACAGATGTTCCAATAGATATAGATTAATATTAAAATGGCATACGAAAAAGAAGAAATATTTTATGACACTACAGTAGTAACAGATGTCAAAAGAAAGGTTACAAAAAACATACGCATAGATTTTGATGCACAAACTTCTGAAACTTATTATGGTTCATGGAAGCCTAGTACAACACAAGATATTTTAGGAGGTGGTAATGCTAGAACAAAACAAGTGCTAAACTTTCCTACTTCTGTTGTAACAGCAAATGGATATACTATGAGTGCAACAGGCAATCAAGTTTTAATAACTAATCAACAAACTGCATTAATTTCTTTTAACTTTGCTTCTACTGTTTTAATACTTGCAAATAGATTGTTAGGAGCTGCTCAACTCCAATACAGTACCGATGGAGAGACTTGGACAGATATACAGGGTACCCTGATATATAATTATAATAGAGGAATACAAACAAGTGGTGGTGCTGCAGCCTTTGGTTCAATATATGAGGGTGCAGGTAGCATTAGCATATTGCATGATTTCGCAGCTAACTCTTATTTAAGAGCAAGGTTTTGGATAGAGGGAAGGTCAAATTCTAGTAGTGGATTAAGAACAGAGATAGAAGGATGTCGTTTAAATATAAAATCAATGCCTACTTTAACAACAAAAAGCACAAATGATTATCTGTCTAACAGTAAATCTCCAACAGTATTTGATGTTGATTCAGGTACTACCATAATTGATGGTAATAGTTATAGCAATAACTTAATACCTAAACACGCTTTTATGATTGCACCTTTTAACTTAAAGTTAAGTAATCTAACAGGTTATATAAATTTTGTTAATGGTAGTAACTCGTCATTTACCATAAGTATTTTTAAAAAAGAAACGTCAATTTCTAATACAAATGATAAACCTGTTACATTACTTTACACGCAAACTCATGTCTTGGGTTCAGATGATTTTAATGATAACACATGTGTATTATTAGACACTATTACTAATTCTGCTGTATTTAGAAACACAATACAAATTTCTGAAGGTGAAGGTCTTTTTTGTACTATAAAAAAACATAGTGGCAGTAGTTCTGCAGCAACTGTTTTTGCAAATTTTGAGGTTGTTTTTGAAGAAGTTAATCCTGACTTTACAAGTATTGGAGCAATAGATAATGGTATTACAAAAGAAGAGCTTACTTTACCTGCTTTATGTTACGCTAATCAAATAATAGAAAAAGTTTGTAAATAATGAAAGATATATCAATTATAAAAACTTCTCTTAACAAAGAATCTAAAATTTATTTTAAGATGTTAAAAGATGAATTAGAGTTTCAAAAGCACATGGCTTCAGGTAAACTAGCAGATGGTTTTTATGCTAGGGTAGAGCAAAAGGGAGACACTATCGTTATGAAGATAATGAATAACACAAGCTATATGTGGAAAGTGAATGGTAAAAAACCTAATGGAACCACAAGAGGTGTTAGTGCTAGTTTTTCAGATTTGTTAGATTGGGCAAGACGTAAAGAGGCTAGAGGAGAGTTAAGTTTTTTTAGTGAATATGATAGAATTAGATTTATAGCAAAAGTAAAAACAGAATTAGAAGATAGATATTTAACAAGAGGTGGTGAATCTTCAAGAATATCACCAAGAAGATACTTTTTTATAAATGTAGTGGTAGGTCAAATAAAAGATAGTGATTTAGATAAAAAATTAGAAGATAGTATAAACAAACAAATAATTAAAAACTTAGGTTTAAATAAAAAACAAAAAGTTGTTAAAATTAATATAGGGTAAGATATGGCACAAGATACTAAAATAGCTTTTGAGGTAGAAATTAAAAATGTAAGCGAAGTAAGTAAGCTAAAAGATGAGCTAAAAAAACTTCGTAAAGAGCAGAGAGAAATAGAAAAACAAACTGTCAAAACAGGACAAGCTAGCAAAAAAAATGCAGAACAATACACAAAAACTGCAAAAAATATTGGCGATAAATCTAAAAGACTTAGAGAGCTTAACAAAAATCTAAGAGAGGGTACTAATGCAACTAAAAAAGCCACAAAATCTAGTAATGCTATGGCTAAGCAGTTCTTAAAAGGTGCTGCAGCTTTAGGTATTATTGTAGGTGCTTTCAGAACAGTATCTAACTCAATATCAAGTGTAATAAGAACATTTACAGAGTTTGAGTTTACCATGGCTAAAGTATTAGCTGTTTCAGGTGCTACAGAAAAAGAATTTCAAGAGCTTACTGAAACTGCAGAAGAACTAGGTAGAACAACATTCTTTACAGCCGAACAAGTTGGTCAGCTACAGTTAGCTTTCTCTAAACTAGGATTTACTGCTGCAGAAATACAAAATGCTGTTAAACCTACGCTAGATTTAGCAACAGCTACAGGAACAGACTTAGCTAGAGCAGCTCAGGTTGCAGGTGCTTCTGTAAGAGGTTTTGGTTTAGATGCAGCAGAAACAGAAAGAGTAGTAGATGTTATGACAGTGTCTTTTGCGAGTTCTGCCTTAGATATAGAAAAGTGGAGTACAGGTATGACTAAAGTTGCACCGATTGCAAAGGCAGCAGGTTTTTCTATAGAAGATACAGCAGCTATTATGGCAAAGCTATCAGATTCAGGTATTGAAGCTTCTATAGCAGGTACATCTTTAAGAAATATATTACTTAAAATGCAAGACCCTACATCAGAGCTTTCTATGAGGTTTGGTAAAACTATACATTCTTTAGATGATTTAGTGCCTGCAATGAAACAGTTTGTAGCAGAAGGTGGTAGTATGGCTGATATTATGGAGGTTGTAGATTTAAGACAAGCAGCAGCTTTTGAGCAAATGCTTACAACTGCAGATGGTACAATAGCTTTAAGAAATGAATTAAGAGACGCAAATGGGGAGGGAGCAAGAATGGCTGCTCTTGTAGGTGATACTTTACAAGGAGCCTTCCTTAAACTTAAATCAGCACTACAGGGTGTTTCAATATCTTTAATGAAAGATTTTGCAGGAGGTATGCAAAAGGCAGTAGAGAGAGCAGCAAACTTTTTTAACACTATTGCTGAAAATAGCAAAACCATAACTGATACAATAAAGTTTTTAGGCAAGTTAATTAGAGTTATTGCATTGTTTAGAATTGGAACTATTGCTCAAACAAAAGCTATAGAGCTTTACACAAAAAGATTAGGCTTGTTAAGATTAGCAAAAATAAAATTAGTGCCTGTAACAAATCTTTTAACAGGTGGTATAAATCGTCTAGCAATGTCAGTAAAAAAACTAATGGCTAGGTCAGGTGTTGGTTTGTTGTTAGCTTTTCTTCCTGAAATACTAAACTTTTTTGGTTTGTGGAAAGACGAAACAGATGAAGTAACAGAAGCTACAGACAGCTTAACAGAATCACAAAAACAATTAGATACTGTATTTAAAGAAGCAAACAAAGAGTCAGAAGAAACTAAAGTACAGTTTGAGCAACTCATTGAGCTAAAAAAAGAAATGAATAAAATGCTTGATGAGGAGGGTAATCTTTTAGATGATACTGAAACAAATCAAAAGGTTTATAATAGTCTTAAAGGTCAAGCAGCAATACTGATAAGAAACTTAAATGATGAGCTAAAAGATAACGACCAAGCTTTAATTAATGAAAAAACATCTATAGATGATTTAACTGTTGCTATGAATAATTTGACAAAATCAATGATGCAACAGGCAATAGCAGAAGGTTTTAAAGATAGGATGGGTACAATAACTTCTGAAGCAGCTACAGCAAGGCTTGCACTTATAGAATTAAGAAAAGCAGTTGGCGAAAATATTACTAATGAAGATTTAGCAGATATGGAATTTGATCGTTTGGTTGGTAATGTTCCTAATACTGATATTGCTATGAGAAATTCTGCTAGTTTGATGCTACAAACTCAAAAAAACTTTGACGCAACTAATGAAAGATTAAAGAGTATTTTTGAAAAGTATAATGTTGATTTTTCTCAGGGTATAGGAGAAACTATTAATAATTTAATAGCAACATCAGATGATGCAGATGATGCTTTAGCAGGTTTAAGACAATCATATACAGAACTAATAGATGAATTAGGATTAGATGCTATGACTGTATTTGGTGCAGATACAGGTGGTGGTGATGGTGGTGGTGGTGGTGGTGATGAAACCATCGTTACTGATTGGGCTAAAAAAACAAAAGAGGCTTTAAATATCGTAAAACAACAGTTGCTTGACAATCAACTTTCAGAAGAAGGTTATAGAGACGCAGTTCTAAAATCAAGAGGAGATATTTTACAAGAAGAGTTAAAGTCTTTAAAACCTACAGCAACAAATGCAAAAAGAATTTTAGAAATTAAAACCCAATTATTAGATATAGAATTACAAAAAAGACAAAACACTATTAATGATGAATTAAAATTACAACAAGATAAATTTAATAAAGAGAAAGAAGATATTATAGCAAACAACACTATAAATGGTAAATTAACACAAGAGGGTAAAGAGTTGTTGTTGCAACTTGAAGTAGATTTTCTAAATGGTAAAAGACAGTTGTACGAAGATTATGCTATGAATGTTATGAATCTTGATACGCAAATAGCAACAAGTAACAGAAGGCTGCAAGAACAACAAATGCAAAGTTTTAAAGAACAAGTTTCAGAAATAGGTAGGCTTGGTTCTGCTATACAAGGATTAGCAGGAGATAACGAAAAATTAAACTTTGTAAAAGAAGCAGGTATAAAGATATCACAAATAGCTACTACTGTAGAGGCAGCTTTAAGAGTACAAGAAAGTTTAAGAACTTTAGGTATTTTAAAACAAAATGCTGCAAAAGCTGCAGACATTGTAGTAACAAATACACAAACAGCATCTAACATAAAAGAAAGTGTTAGTGAAAACGTATCTACAACATCTACAATAGCAGGTACTGTTGCTGACATAGCTAGTATAATACCAAAAGCAATATCTAGTATTCTAAGTAGTGCTATGGCTATACCTTTTCCATTTAATATTGCAGCAATCATAGCAACAATGGCAATAATTCGTAGAGTTATGAGATTTAAAGGTGAGCATGGTGGAGTGGTAGATGAAACTTTTGCACAAGGAGGAATGGTTCATGGAAGGTCTCATGCTCAGGGTGGTGAAAAGTTTGCAGTAGGGGGTAGAGTAGTAGAGCTTGAAGGAGGTGAGGCTGTTATAAATAAAAGAAGTACAGCTATGTTTAGAGGTCAGTTATCAGCTATGAATGAAGCAGGTGGTGGCGTAAGATTTGCAGATGGTGGTCTTTTAAATATGCCATCTTTTGCTCAACAAAAGTTTAACGCAGGCTCAGTAAACACAAATTCTCAAAGAGTGTTTGTTGTAGAATCTGACATAACCACAACACAACAAACTGTACAAACACTAGAGGCAGAAGCAACAATTTAAAAATTTAAAAATATAAACATATGTTTGTTAGTAAAAAAATAAAAGAAGAAAGGTTAAATATTTGTAAAAAATGCGATTTTTATAGAAACTTTTTGATGTTAAAAAACCCTAAATGGACAATAGGTATGAGGTGTGGTAAATGTTCTTGTTTTTTAGATGCTAAAGCATCACTTACAAAAGAATTTTTTGGCGAGTGTCCTATAGGTAAATGGAAATAATAATAACCAAAACCATATAATATGAATTACGTTGAGCTTACTAAAAACTACACTAAAGAAAAAAAAGAGCAAATAATTAGTTTATCAAAACTAAATAAATTAGAAATGAGCAGAACTAATTGTTACAATACTAAAAGTTTAAATTATTTTTTTAATTTGTGGCATAGTCATTTTCCCAACAATAAACAATCAAAAACTTGTGAAAGTTGTAGAAAAGCAGTAGTAAAATTTTGTGATTTATTAGCTGTTTATTTAGAAAAAGAAATGATTCAGCCTGTACCTAAAAAATTAAAAAATAAAACAAAAAAAGTAAATGCCAAGGCAAAATAAAGAAAAAATAATTTACGAATATTTAGATATTTGTGAGGTAGAATTAAAGAAAAGATGGTTTGATCCTACATTAAAAGATATTTTAAGACATTTAATAGAAAGAGGTATAGTTGAGCCAAAAAGATTAAGAAATTATATGATTATATATGATTTTGATACTATGTTAAGGTTTAACGATGGTAACAGAACTCATACATTTATGGATTTATCTATAAAATATAATATTTCAGAAAGACAAGCTCAAAGCATTGTTTACAAAGAAAGAATTAAGGGAGCAGCAAAAACAAATATCACATATTAAAGTTTTTTCCAAAAACTTCGCAATTTTTTCAAAACTGTAAAATATTTTTGCATTATGAAGAAATGGTATGATGTAAAAGCTAGTACGTCTACAAACCCTGTAGATGTCTACATATTTGATGAAATAGGCTCTAGCAATATAAATGCTAAAAGTTTTATTTCTGAAATAAGAAACTACAAGAAAAGGCCTATGAATCTACATATTAATTGTGTAGGTGGTGATGTGTTTGAAGGTATGGCTATTTACAATGTGTTAAGAAAAAGAGAATACAAAACTACAGTATATATAGAAGGAATAGCTGCAAGTATGGGTAGTGTTATAGCACTCGCTGCAGATGAAATAATAATGGCTGAGAACTCTCTGTTTATGATACATAATGCTTGGGGTGGTGCAATGGGAGAGGCTAAAGACTTAGAAAAGACAGCAAGCCTTTTAAATAAGATTAGTGCAGAAATTGCAGACATTTATGTCAAAAAAACAAATCTTTCATATGAAAAGATTAAAAATATGATGGATGAAGAAACTTGGTTAAATGCTGATGAGGCTTACAATTTAGGTTTTGTTGATTCTATCTCGGATGCTATTAAAGTGGCAGCCAAATATGATGTTTCCAAATTTAAAAATATTACAAATGAGGAAATACAAAGTAAATTGAGTATTAATTTAAAGACTAAAAAAATGACCGAAGAATTAAAAAATTGGTTTGACGCTAAAGTTGAAAGCATTATTGCAAAAGTAAAAGAAGATAATGTTGAGGTTGAGGCTGAAAAAGTTGAAGTTACTCTTGCTGATAATGACGAGATAGTCGCAAAACTAACAGATTTTGAAGCAAAGGTTGCAACAATGAATGAGTCAATCACAGAATTAGAAGGAGTAAAAGCTACTTTATCTGAGGAGGTTGAAAGACTTAATGCTTTAGTAAGTAAAGCAGATGCTAGGGGAACTGAAATCTCTACTGAAGAAGACCCTGCTGTAATTGAAAATAAAGTAGAGGACAAAGAAGAAGCGTTTTTTAACGCACTTCTAGCGAAAATAAAAGTTTAATTTAAATAAAAAGAAAAATGAGTATAGCAACAGATGGTATTAATGTAGCGTATAATGGAACTTACGCTAGTAAAATATTGTTAGAACCACTTTTTGTTACTAATATGATGGAGTACGCAACAGTTATTCCTAATGTTAAATACAAAATGAATATGAATCTAGCAAACACTTTAAAAGGAATTACAGCAGTAAATTCAGGGTGTGGTGCTAATACATGCACAGATACTGACACTTTTGCAATTAGTGATAAAGTATTAACAACAGAAAATGTTTCAGTAAAGCAAGAGCAATGTTGGAACACTTTTAAGGACAGAGTAATTAGAGAGTCTTACAAAGCAGGTATTAATATGCCTGACTTAACAGGAACAGAATTAGCAAATGTAATTATTGACAGAATTAGAACAGGTATTGGATATGACCTTTCAAGAAACATGTGGGGTGGTTTATCTACAATAGCAGGTGATTTGAATTGTACTTATTCATCTATGGGTGATGGTCTATTTGAATTATTAAGTGCAGGTAGTTTCGCTAATAGTGGTAAGTCGCAAGGAGTTGAAGGAGCAGCTACAGGAGCAGGAGCAACAGCTTCTTACTACACAACAGGTGGTGATATTACAGGAGCAGACGCAGCAACATTATTAAGCTTCGTATTTGAAAATGCAGATTCTACTTTACAAAGATTACCTGCAGCAGACAAGTGTTTATTTGTAACTGCAAATGTTTACTACGGATGGTACAAAGCATTGACACAAGTAGCACAAGCAGGTTCAGTAAATGCAGGTCATTCAGATGCACAATCAGGTAAAGAAAGATTATTTTTTAGAGGAGTTGAAATCAAGCCAATGTGGGTTTGGGATGAAATTTTTACTGCAACTGACGCTAGTTCAGATGCTGCAGATAAAGTAGCAATGCTAACAGATGTGCCTGATTCAGGAGCTTCAAATTCACAGCCTAGAAATTTAGCAATCTATGCAGCAAAAAGCAATTTATTTGTTGGTACTGATGTTAATTCACCGGAAAATGAATTAAGAATGTTTTATGACCCTGCTGATGACAAAATGCTTATACGTTCATACTTCACTATGGGCTTCCAATATGGATTCAATAGTCTAGTATATGGAGCATCATTAACAGATTAATATTAATTTTAAAACATAAATAAACATGGCAATAGATAATGGAATTTTAATAAGTTGTGCTGACCTACAGGCAGTTGGTGGTATTAGAGAAATATTTCTTACTAATTTAAATAATGTTGATGCAGTAACTTTTGATAGCACTACTGCAGGAAAGCATGAAATATCTTCAGTCACTACATCTGTAGATTGGGCAAGGTTTGAGTTCAAAAATGAGGTTGCTGCTATGACAATAAATGGAACAAAAGAAAATGGAAGTACAGCTTATGAGGTTGGCTTAAATTTCTACCTTCCACACATATCAGGCGATAAGTTTCACGAGTTAATGAATTTATCGTATGACCCAGGTGCTTGTATAGTAGCTTGTGTAAAGCTAAACTCAGGTAAACAATTTGTAATTGGTTTATCTGAAAGATATGCAGCTCTTGGAGGTAGCACACCTTTTCATAGAAATCAGACATTTGCTAACCTATCTACAATAGAAGGAGGTTCAGGTTCAGCTTATGCAGATGATAATGGAGTAACTGTTACGATAATGGCTAGACAGTTTGACTTACCTTATGAATATACAGGTACAATGTCAATAGATTCTAGTTCTGCATCAAAAGGTGAAACAACCTAATATTTGATTTTAGATATAGCAGGGGGTTTTTAACAACCCCTTGCTAATATCTTTTAAATATGTGTGATTGTAATTATAATACAACTGATGAAGAAATATTAACTTTAGCACATTTAAAAATTTATACAGATATGGCAGAATATAAGATAAAATCTTCTTGGATAGGAAGAAGTACTCATTTTAATGGTCAGCGAAAAGCTGTTCGTTGGGTTTCAGATATGACGCAAGAAAAACTTGCACACATATATGAAGAAGTTAATAATGGAGAAAATTTTATAGATAAGATAGATAAAATAAAAAAATCAAATGAAAAAAACTCCAATAAGAGCAGTAAAAAAAACAGTAGCAAAGAAAACAACGAAAAAGAATAACACTTTTGAGTTTGGTGTTTTTAATTTAACAACACCACCTACTATTACTGAACCAAAAAACATGAAAAATGTTGTTACTAAATGGATTCCATTTGGTAAGGACAACTTGTTTCCTCAATATTTAGCAGAATTAAAACGTAAATCTTCTACACATAGAAGTGTTTTAGCACAAAAAACTGTATTTACAAGTGGAGCAAAATTTGTTTGTAATGATGAAAGGTTAAAAGAGTACATAAAAGATGTAAATGCTGACCACGAATCATTAAGAGACGTTTTTAAAAAACTAGCTGACGATTATTTTACTTTTGGTAACGCTTATTTAGAGTGTGTACTTTATGATGGTGGTGTAAATATGTATCACATAGACGCTACTACTGTAAGAATGGCTAAAAACAAAAGAGAAATATATGTCAATTCTGATTGGTGTAAATATTACAACCATAGTGATAAAATACATAGAATACCTATTTATCCAAGAGTATCACACAACAAGTTTGTAATTCATTTTAAAGATTACGAACCTACATTTAATTTTTATGGTTTACCTGATTATGTGGCTGCTTTAGAGCATATTTGTGTAGATTATGAAATAGGTAAATGGAATCATACTAAATTTTTAAATGGTTTTCAACCTTCTGCTATTGTAGAAATCAATGGCGATATGGGTGATGAAGAAGCACAAAAATTAGTAAAAGAAGCACAAAAAAAGTTTGTAGGTGAAGGCAATAATGGTAAAATACTTTTTATTGTAAAAAATGGAGACGCAAACCCTGCAAATGTACAAATCATAAAAGACGACCAAGAAGGTAGTTGGATAGATTTACAAAAAATAACTGATCAAAATATAATAACAGCTCATAGGTGGCAACCATCTTTGAGTGGTATTGTAAGTTCAGGTAAAATGAATAACACAGGTAGTGAAATAAGAATTGCTTATGATTTAGCAATGACTACTGTGATAAAAGACACGTCAGAAATGCTTTTAAATGGCATAAGAACTGTTTTATTTAAAGAAATGGGTTATGACCCTAAAGACATAACTATTCATTATGAGCCACCGATTTCGTACGCAAATGATGTAGACATTAAAGAAGTTCTAACTATAAATGAGCAAAGAGCTTTAATTGACGAAGACTTACCTATGTTAGAAGATGGTGATATGTTTGTTGCAGATAGAGAAGTTATTGTAGTAGAAAAGGATGAAGATGGAGATGGAGATATAGATGAAAGAAAAGAAGTAACTGTAGAACAATAACAATATGGCAAATTATAAACAATATACAACTTTAGTAAGTGCTGCAGAAGTTATAGCAAAAACTTTTACAAATTCAAACACAGACCCTTATTTGATTTCTGAAAACACAATAGTGTTAGCAGAGTTAGCACATATAAGACCTTTGTTAGGAGATAAATTTTATGGTGAATTAAAATTACAACACAACAATGGTACACTGACCACTGATAATGAAGAACTTTTACAATACTATTTAGAAGATGCTTTGTGTTGGTATGTAAGGTTTGAAGTAATAAATGATATACAAAGCAACATAACATCTAGTGGTGTTGTAAATAATTTAGATGAATTTTCAAGAGTTATTGATGATAATGATTATAATTCGTTTAAACAAGATACTTATAGAAAAGCAGAAATATTTGCAAACGATATGATGGATTATATAAAAGGAGATGATCAAAAAGGTAAGTTTCCTACATACGAAAACAACTTACCAAAAAGTTTGCATGGTACATATAAAAATCATGGTATGATATTTTACGATAGTATTTATACTTATAATGGCGTAGCAGATTGTGGTATATATGGTTGTTATGGTGATTATAATTATCGTAATTGTGATTGTAAAACAACTTGTAATTGTTAAGATATGGCATCAAATCAACATAAAAATTTAAAAGACGCAAATAGGCATTTTCCTAAAGGCTTTGAGACTGCAGAAAACAACACTTTTTTAGGCAAAGGTGGTGGCTCTACATATGACAATCAAGAGGGTGCCTTATCTTGGGATTATGTGTATGATTGTAAAATTTTAAGCTTTGGCTCAACAAGTACATCTATATCTGTAGCTAATAATTTAGATTATATAAATATGCCTTACAAATTTAGATTGTTAGAGGTAAGAGCTAGTGTTTTTAGTTCAGCAGCAGGCATGACAACAATAGATATAAAAGAGGATGGTGTTAGTATATTGTCTACAGCTTTAACAATAGATGGAGGAGAAACTTCATCAACAACAGCAGCGACACCTGTTGTTATATCAGATTTTGAATTAGCAGATAATTCAAAAATTACAATAGATGTTACATCTATAGGAGATACAGACACAGGAGCACGAGGTTTAAAAGTATATTTGATAGGTTACAGGCAAACATAAAATGAAAGACAATATGAAAGATACTACTGAAGTTTTACTAGCCAATGGTGGTGTAGTTGGACTAAGTCTAGCAGAAGCAAACGAAATACTTCTTTTTATCTCAACTTCATTAGCTATACTTTTTACAATTTACAAATTTTATAAATTAAAAAACAAAAAATAATATGAGTACTTATGTTAAACAAACAAGCTTGACAGTAAACATTACTGAAAATATCAATGTTAATGGTAAATCATATGGTAATGCTCAGACTTATAACTTTACAGGTAATGGTAGAGTAGACCAAAGAGTTATGGAAATAGCTGCAGGTGATAATTTTACACAAATTATTGATTTTTCTACAGCAGATGGTAAGGGTAGATTTGAAGTTAATGATTATACATATTTTAGATTAACAAATTTAGACGACACTAATTTTATAATTTTAGAATTAACAAACGCAAGTAATTTAAGGTATGCTGTAAAACTAAAGACAGGAGAAAGTTACCTTTTAATGTGTCCTGAAATTAGTGCTGCAGTAGAGGTAGGTTCTGACTTAGTGTTAAGTGACATTAAAAGCGTAAAAGCAAAAGCAAATACAGCAGCAGTTTATGTAGAATATTTAGTAGTTACAAAAGGAGGTGTGTCAGAAGGTGAAGATGGTGGATAATGGCAAAAAAAATATCTTTTAGTTTTCTTAAAAAAAAGAATAAAAAACGTAAAGGAGTTCATTCTAAAAATGCTTCAAAAGGTCAAAATGGCTACAAAAAAAAATATAGAGGTCAAGGAAATTCATAGTAAGTATTATTATGATTACAACCGAAATAAAACACCTAAAAGAGAAATAAAATATTTTTCTTTGTCAGAGTTTGACAGTCCTGATGATAAAGGCTCAGGAGTAAATATGGACTTAAATTTTGTTAGATTATTAGATGAAGCTAGAGAACTAGCAGATACGTCTTTTGTAATAACATCAGGATATAGAACTCCAAAACACAATACAAGTGTAAAAGGCTCTAGGTCTAGTTCACACATGAACATTCCTTGTAATGCTTGTGATATAGCTGTAAAAGACAGTTCTGCTAGATATAAAATTATATCATCTTTGTTAAAAGTTGGAATAAGTCGCATAGGTATTGGTAAAAATTTCATACATTGCGACACAGATTTAAAAAAAAGCCAAAATGTAATTTGGCATTATTATTAATTAAAATATTTTAAAATGAAAAATTTATTAGAAAAGTTTTTATTAGGTCAAATGTTAAAGTCTAAAAAGTTTTGGTATGCAGTAGTAGGTATTGTAGTACAACTTTTGAATGATAGTTTTGGCTTAGACCCTGTACAAACAGAAGCTATTTTATATTCAATAATTGCTTTAATATTAGGTCAAGGTATTGCTGACGTAGCAAAAGTTAAGAAATAATTTGTTTTTTGTCGTAAAAAACACTATTTTTGCTTTCCTTCTCAGAGTGTTTTCATGGGGGAATAGTTAGTTTGTTAAGAGTGAGTGGTGAATAACTTCTCACTCTTTCTTTTTATAGGCTTGTTTTTTACATATATTTGACGTATGAAGAAAAATGGTAAGAGGCTAAGATTAACTGTTGAAGAAGAAAATTTAATATATCAACACAGAGCAAAAGCTGTAGAAAACATAAATGACAATACAGCTTTAGATGATCATTTACAACAAAGAGGTATTGAAAAAAAAGATGTAGTTTCAGTAAAACATTGGCAGTCAGCTAATGGTGAATACAGATTTTCTATAGTTACAAAAGAAGATTATGGTCTTGATGAAGATAAGATATTTCAAAAAGTAAATACATTCATAGAAAAATATTCTCCTGATTATCAACCTGTTAAAAGAAAAGGTGGTAGCCATTTATTAGTAATTAATCCTTCTGATATACATATAGGTAAATATTCTAACGAATTAGAAACAGGGGAGGGTTATGATTGTGAGGTTGCTGTTACAAGAGTTTTAGAAGGAGTAAATGGATTAATAGAAAAGTCTAGTGGTTTTGATATAGACAAGGTTTTGTTTTGTATTGGTAATGATGTTTTACATATAGATAATGTTTATAATACAACTACAAAAGGTACTCATCAAGATACAGATGGTAAGTGGTGGGAGCATTACGAAATAGCATTGTATCTCTATGTAAGAGTTATTGAGCAGTTAAGAAATATAGCTCCTGTAGATGTTTTACATTCAATGAGTAATCACGATTATCAAAGTGGTTTTCACTTAGCCCACACATTAAAATCATGGTTTAGACAAGCAAAAGATATAAAGTTTGACATAAGTGTTTCACATAGAAAATATTATAAATATGGTAATAATCTTATAGGGTTAGAGCATGGTGATGGTGCTAAAATGGATAAGTTACCCTTACTAATGGCACAAGAAAGACCTACATTATGGAGTGAAACAAAATTTAGATATTGGTATTTACATCACATACATCACAAAGTAAAACATAAATGGCTTGACGCAAAAGATTTTATTGGCGTAACAGTAGAATACATGAGAAGTCCTAGTGCAGCAGATAGTTGGCACAGCCGAAAAGGTTTTACAGGTGCTCCAAAAGCCTGTGAGGCATTTGTCCACGATAAAGAAAA